GAGCGTTATAGCTACGGTTACTCTGATCCCCGTTGCGTGTACGGATCCAAAGGCGCGTAAGAAAAAGGGGGAGGGGAGACTCTCCCCCACTTTCTGGGAATTATACAGCCCTAGCGACTGTCCCAGCAGACGCTTACGAAGACTCTAGGGTTAATCTCTCGTAAGGAGAAAAAAGATGGCTAACACAACTTTTAGCGGTGCCGTTCGTTCGGAAAACGGCTTTGTAGATATTAGTATCGCTTCAGGCACTGGCGCGTTAACTACTAACAGCACCTACGGAACAAATGCTTCTGTCGGTGGTACTCTTGCAGTGACGGGATACGCAGCGTTCACAACTGGCGTTGCTAATCCTACTGGTCTTTTGGGTGCAAGCCTTACCGCGAAGACGCAGATGGCTAACGCTTTTAGCGCAGCACTGACCAAAAACACACACTATTTAAGCCCTGCGAATGGTGCCGCGATCACTGCGACTATGCCAACTAATGCTAATTCCACGGTTGGTGATATAATCGTCGTTGAATATCAAGTAGCTATTGCTAACGGAGCTACACATAAGTTTGGCACCGCAAGTCAGTTCTTTATGGCTAAGTCTGCTGTGTACAAAAAGACGGGTGCTACTAGCTCTGCCGTTGGTCTTATCGATACGGTTGATGTAGCTGATGGTACGGGCGACGACTTCCTTAATCTTATTGGCCTTACAAATGCTGGGCCGGGCATCGGAAGCTACGTTGTCTTTTCCTTTAACGGCACCCTTTGGAGGGCAGAAGCTCGTTGTACTTCTTCTGGCACAGGCGTGGCGGCTAATCTTTCGGTATTTGCTACAAGTTAATTTGTTGGGCGGGGGCATAAATGCTCCCGCTCCACCACAGGAGGTTTAAATGGCTGATGCTGTAACTGCCACCACGGTAGAGGATGGGCCTAAGAAAGCCATTATATACTGTACAAATACAAGCGATGGATCGGGTGAGGCCGCTGTTGTTAAGGTGGATGTTTCTGCCCTGTCCTCGTTACAGGATGGAACAGCTTGCACGGGTGTCCGTATCCAGAAGATCACGTTCAGCAACGTTGGCATGAGTGTCAAACTTCTCTGGGATGCATCTACCGATGTTATAGCCGTGGAGCTACCGGCAGATTATTCGGACACTTTGGATTATTCGGACATGAGCGGTCTCCCTAATGTGGCGGCTTCCGGCGGCAACACTGGGGATATTCAGCTTACTACACTTGGTCATAGTAGCGGTGACACGTACTCAGTGGTTTTGCACTGTTTAAAACAGTACTAGGTGAACTGAATGGCAACGTCTGGATCGGTTGATTTTAACCTCGACATGGCTGAGATTACGGAAGAGGCCTTTGAGAGGTGCGGTAGCGAGTTCAGGACGGGATACGATGCCCGGACGGCTCGTCGCTCCTTGAATCTGCTTTTTGCGGAATGGGCTAATCGCGGTCTTAATTTGTGGACGGTTGAGCAAGTTACGCAAACACTTGTACAGTATTCCACATCGTCTTCGGTGGCTACATATCCTATTGGTACGATAACAGCTACGGTGGGCTCTTCAACTAATCTTGTGGTGGGTAGAACTATAACCGGATCAGCCAGCGGCACCACGGCTGAAGTTTTATCCAAGCCCACCTCAACGACTATAACAATAACCGTTCCTTCCGGACCTTTTACTGCTGGGGAGACTATAACAAGCAATGCCAGCGACGAGTCCGGGGTTTCGACCACCATAACGTCCGACCCTAGTCTTTCTGACGCACAAGCTGCGGTAGATGTTCTGGAAGCGGTTGTGCGGAGAAGTGGTTCCGACATAGGTATATCTAGAATTAGTCGTGGGGATTATCTGGACACGCCCGACAAGACAACGCAGGGGCGTCCATCACAGTTCTATGTGGACCGTTTAGTAACCCCGACAATAACGCTATGGCCTTCTCCGGAGAACTCCACGGATCAGCTTATTTACTACCGGGTTAGGCGTATTGAAGATGCTGATGCGGGCGTAAACACAGCAGATATACCCTTTAGATTTCTGCCGTGCCTTACGGCAGGGTTGTCATACTACCTTTCGATGAAGAAGGCTCCTCAACTGGTCCCAACATTGAAAGCTATATATGAAGAAGAGTTTCAAAGGGCCGCTAGTGAGGATTCCGAAAGAACGGCACTCCGATTGGTCCCCAGTTTCTCCTCTTTGAGTTTGTCCTGATGCCTAGATATGCTTCGGGCAAACACTCATTAGGTTTGTCAGACCGATCTGGCAGGGCTTATCCGCTACGTGTGATGCTTAAAGAATGGAACGGGAGCTTGGTGGGGCCTGATGAATATGAGTCTAAGCAACCACAAATAGAACCTAAGCGAGTTATTGCCGACCCTCAGTCTTTGCGAGATGCACGTCCAGACAGGATAGAACCAGAGGTCGCCGCCTTATTGACCTTGAACCCTTTTCAGTCTTCGACAAGCGGTTCGGCTGTTATCACGGTCACCGAGCCTGGCCACGGGTACTCAACAGGGGACACCGTTCGTTTCAGGACTGTTGAGGCTTTTGACGGGTTTACGGAAGCCGTGTTGGAATCCTCTAGTGGTTACTCCGTAACTGTTCCCACGGATAGCCAGGGTGACCCCGAAACAGATATTTATACGTTCTCGGCATCTAGTGGGACGGCAACGGTTGGCAACATATCAGGTGGCGGTGGAACGGCCTCGGCTGGACCTGTAACTTTACCCGCATTACCTATCGTTGATTTAGGTAATGGGTTTGTGACGTAATAGGGATGAACAATGGCTTATACATATACAACCCTTAAAACCGCGATACAGGATTACGTGCAGAGCACGGAAACGACCTTTGTTAACCAGCTTCCTCGTTTTATTCTGAACGCCGAAGAGCGCATTCTGAAGGAGTGCCAGCTAGATGTGTTTAGGAAATCCTCGCAAGGCACTGCTTCTTCCGGAAACCAGTATCTTTCCAAGCCTAGCGATTTCCTTTCACAGAACTCACTGAGTGTAATAAAGGATTCCGCCAAGGAGTTTCTATTATACAAGCAGGCCACGGCCTTGCAGGATTACACACCCAACCCTGCAACAACCGGAACCCCTTTGTATTACGCCGATTGGGATGAGGCCACTTTCTTGCTGGCCCCAACCCCTGACACAAGTTTTACAATGGAGCTTCACTATTTCTATAGGCCACAATCAATTACATTGTCTTCGAGTGGTACGAGTTGGCTGGGAGATAATGCAGAACTGGCCTTGTTGTATGGTGCCCTTGTTGAGGCTTATACGTTCTTAAAAGGTGAGCCAGACCTTCTAGGGTTATATAACCAGCGTTTCCAAGAATCTTTGCAATGGTTAAAGAATCTTGGTGAAGGGTTGCAGACTCGCGACGAGTACAGATATGACCGAGTCCGAAGGGGTGTGGCTTAAACATGGATGGGTTTGCGGCAGCGGCGGTAGGTAACGCTCTAGTGTTTACATCTGATAATGGGGGTCATACTCCAGAACAGATGGCGGAGATGGCTTTAAACAAGATAATGATTGTTTCAAGCAGCGCCCCACCCGCGATACGCGATCAGGCTATTGAGTATAGAGAAAAATTAAAAGAAGTGTTAGTGTTCTACATGAACAAGATGGCCGAGAACGAGAGAACCACGATATTGGCCTTGTTGAACCAGCAGGGCCACGGTGACACGGCTGAGATTATAAGGAGACTGTAATGGCTATTGGAACTTCGGCAATTTGTGGGACCTACAAGCGAGAGATAAATGCTGGCATCCATTTCTGGACAACGCATTCGCGTGGTGACGGGTCTTCCATCGCGGCGGATACGTTTAAGCTGGCTATGTTTACGAATAGCGCCTCGATAGATGCGGACACAACAGGTTACACCACTGGAAACGAAGTCAGTGGTACTAACTATACGGCGGGCGGCGCTGCGATTGCGAGCGCGACAATTGGACTTGGGGATAATAGCAGTTCCGTTCCAACAGCGTTTATTGACATGGCGGATGTGACGTTTTCTTCGGCGACTATAACAAATGCTAGAGGGGCCTTGATTTACAACGCCACGCTGGCAGCAGCAGGAACTGCGGGTGATACGACACACGCGGCTAAACCGGCGGTCTGTGTTATTAACTTTGGGGGCGACAGTTCATCAAGCGCCGGTAATTTTACGGTTACGATGCCTGCAAATGATGCGAATAATGCCTTAATCCGGATTGCGTAATGGCTTTAATCACCGGCTGGGACAGAGGGACTTGGAACTCAGGAGCGTGGAACACCCCGCTTACTGTTGAGGTCACTGGAGTTTCCGCCGCTGCCGCTATAGGAAGCGTCCGGGTTGATTTAGGTATTCTAGCGGCAGGGGTCTCAGCCGCCACCGCTGCGGGAAGCGTCCGGGTTGACTTAGGTATTCTAGCGGCAGGGGTTTCAGCCGCCACCGCTTCGGGAAGTGTAAGAGTTGACTTAGGTATTCTAGCGGCAGGGGTTTCAGCCGCCACTGCTGCGGGAAGCGTAACAGTATCAGGGCTGGCAAATGTAACGCTTACGGGG